GTTGACTGCCTCCTGTCCGCGCAAGTTGTCCACCGGCTGCGCTCGCCGTTCAAGTCCTTGGGCCATGTTTAACTCCTTATAGCCGTTCTGTGTCGTTCACACGACCACCGTTGGGTCCGAGTATACGACTGCCTTCCGGCTGATTACTGTCGTAGATGCTTAGGAGGTTTGTTCCTACGCCCAGTAGCATACTGCCAACTGAGGGTTGCGGGATCACCTGAATGTCTTGGTTGGTGATTGCACCGATAGCGATGCTGTTTCTCTGGTTCGAGATGTCCGTCATCTGCTGGTTGTACTGTCGCTTCTGAGCGAAGCTTGCGCGACCTGCGGAAGCCCGCAAGTCACGCGCCGCCATCTCGACACTATTGCCCGTCACACCCGCAGCAGCCGCGTTAACCTCTTGCTGAGCCTGATCTTGCATCGACTGCTTCTGGATCATCACGTCTGCCACCGTTGCTGCGTCACCTGCCCGAGCCTCGTTGACCGTCACAGCGTTCAGGCTGCGAGCGGCACTCAGCTTCGACATGGTGTTGCGGTACGCTTGTATGCGTTCCTGCAAGTCGGCTTGGATGGATGCTTTCTGGAAATCGCCCCAGCTTGACGCAAGGGACATCCCCATTTGGGATAGCATCAGTGTATTCATGCCCTTCATGCCCTCCGTCCTTTCGTTCTGAGGATTTGTCCGATCCACTCCACTTCGTGAATGGTCACGGGTCTGATGTCGGTGCCTTCGAGGATTAGTGTTGACCAGTCCGCTCGTTCACCCCAAGGGATGTAGAACGGCCCGTTCTGGATGATAAGTCTCTCGGGATCGAGTGGCTCGTCGTCCAACGGGAACACGAAGGCGGTGTACTCCCAATCATCGCTATAGGGGCTTTTGCCAATGGCTTTGAACTCCCCACTGTTGTCCAGATGAACAACGTAGTCTTGAATGGTCACTTTCTGGCTGGTGTCGATACGGGCTTGATAGTCCCTAGCAAACACCTGCGACGGTTCCAGTTGCCAGCGAACAGTCTGCCCGCATAGTGCCGAAGCACTTGCAGGTATGACCGCTGGATCGAAGAAGTACCGTGTGGTAGTGGCGTCGATCCTGATTTCCAGTGTCGGCTTCGCTTCTAGGCCGGGATTGGAGCACCCGGTGGATTGAAGGAAACGCGCTTCTGGGTAGGTAATGTCGATACTGGTTAGTTCACCTTGCACGACTGCCTGTCTCGTAACCTGCCGGTCCAGCATAGCGTGGTAGCCGAATGCCGTCACGGGCCGGTTAAGGTCAAGACTGTGAAAGAACACATCACCATCTGCGTCACTCGACACAAAGTACACGATACTGTTGCGGAAGAAGAAGTGTTCCACATCGTCCTTGAACTCCCACTTACTCCAAGCGGATTGCATAGGGTCTCTGCCGTCCCACAGGTACTTGTACACCCATACCGTCTTGCGGCTCTGGTTTGTACGAAGCAGTCCCATGTTGAAGTTCTGGCTCACTTCGAGGCCCGTCACGAGGCCATTGATGTATCTGTCCTGTGTCTCTGTCAGGCTGTTCGCCGCGTTCACGGCAGTGTCGCTGTCAGTGTAGAACTCCTTGATGCCGCTGAACCCGCCAGCGGTGAAGGGGAACAGGATCGTCCGTCCAGTTGACACAGGCGGCGTACCGCCCGATGTGATCTCGAACTCTGTGGTCAGAACCATGCTCACCGTGTTGGGGTCGAGGCCACCACCACGGATCACGAACTGACTGTCGCCCGGATCGGCCATCACGAACATATCGCGGTCGAACGGTACTAACCAGTCCAGCTTGAGGTCGTCCTTCTTCGTGCTGCTGATGTCGATAGGGTCCGTTGCAGACACCACCGTCGCGCTCTCGCGCCACAAATCGAAGGGGAAGTTCGTGCGGGACATGACCACCGTGTCAGGCGTCAGTATAGCCAATCGGCCCTCGAACCCGCCCACGTCTCGGATCGGCTTGTCGATGAGGCTTGGGAACGGCGCACTGCCTTCGTCGCCAACGCTTCGCGGAAGCCAAGGGCCTCGCTCAACGAAGAACGCACCACCCTCGGGGATTATGACGTGCGGCATGGTGCCAAGACTGAAGTGGCGTTCCTCTGTTGGATCATACCACTCCTGCCAGACGCCCTCACGACCGAAGCCAGCAGAGCCGTTCTCTGGGATGGTGTCCTTTGCATCGAACTTGAGCCAGTAGTCGTCCTCGTCAGCCTCGCTCGTGACCACCTTGACCACTGAACCATTGGGTGCGAAGCGAGGCAAGTCCTCGACCTTCTTCACAGTGTCCGATACACCCCGCAGGATTTCACCGCCTTCGCCGTCTGAGACACCGATACGGATTTGCATGGTAGGATGGAACACTCGGGCCACGTCGAACTGTCGGCTGATAACCGTACCCGAAGGCAAGTTCGGATCGGCTTGGAGGGTAGAGACAAGTTCACCGATGATGTACTCCGATGAGGTCTTTTCTGCGTCTCCGGTTGTGGTCCCGTCAGGTGCCTGATACTCTGCGTTGATGACAGTGCCATCACCGAAGTTCAACTGCACGGCGTAGGTCTTTAGGAACTGACCACCGAGGGCGTGAAACAGCGCAACGTACCAGTCCCGACCTTCGATGAAGGTGGACTTGCGCACTACGCGGTTCCGGTTCAGGACGATTATCTTCTTGTCAACCACATGGAACTGCATGTCGCTGCCGATGTAGCTAGGTGTGGCTCCGTTCCGATACTGCACGTTCTGGCGCGTACCGTCGAGGGACCACAACTGAATATCACCGCCTTTGTAGCCAATGATGTAATCGACGCCATCGAAGCTGATGTTCTGATAGACGTGTTCGCGAGTGGCCCGGTCGAGTTCCGAGCCCTCGTTCGTTGAAGGGCGTGTGCTGAGCCCGAGGGTCACGTCCGATATCAGGTTCACCTGTTCAGAGACCTGCCCGTCGAGGCGTACTCGGTCGGGCTGCTGGCTCACACCTTGGAGAAGGGTTCCGAGGGAACCTGATTTCAGTGCCATATTAGTTCACCCTTGGTTGCCAGCGACCACGTCCGTCACCCCGGCTAAGCTGCGTCACAGTATTGCTCGGGTTGTCGTAGATGTTTGCTTGGCGGTTGCGGAGATGCTCACGATACAGGGTTTGCCACCCACGGTCGCGCTCATTGCGATAGTTACTCAGCTTAGGGTCCGAGCCGTCCTCGTTCAGGTAGAACTCAAACACGGCCTTTGCACGGACGTACTCCTGTGCGCTGAGGGGCATTTCTTCGAGGTCCAGCTTGAAGATCATCTTCAGCCTAACGTCTTGGTCGATCTCGAATGTACCAGTGTCGAGGTCGTACATCTTGCTGCCGCGCAGGGTCAGATTGCACCGACGATCTGTAGGGTCTGCCTTTATGCAGCCTTGAGGTACGATGACCTCGCCATTGGATTGTTGAGTGATCTCGCGCACTTCGGTGTTGAAGTAGAGACCCCACGACTGCACAGAAGCCTGAACCCGGCCAAGAAGCTGCTCGGCTTTCATGTAGTTTGGGTGTCGGTTCTGTTCAGCAGTAAGGGGCCTCGCACCAGTACTGACGATCATCTCGTTGATGATGTCCAGTCTTGTGTACATGGTTGGTCTCCCTGTGCATACTAGTGAACAAAAAAAAAAGGCCCCCCCCACCACCTGTGAAGGCAGTAGAGGGGCTAGTTGTCAGGTCAGTTGACCTTACGGGTTGTTGTTGCCATCCAGCGAGAACACCGCACCAGTCTGGTCAGGGCGGCGTGGTGCCGCGCCGAAGGCCAGATAGCTGTCGATGAACCACGACAGTCGCAGGTCATTGTAGTGGACGTTGCTCGTGAGAGGGATCGTCTCGCCACCGAGGATCGAGTTCGGGTGCATGACGAGGCCAGTCACCGAGGTCTCGATGCCGGAAGGCACGTACTCGGAACCGTCCGACAGGATCGACAGGTCGATGTTCGTGTCGGCCAGACGAGCGGTCGGGACGATTGGAACACCCATCAGCGTCTTGATGGTGCCTTCAGCGAAGTCGCCGTTGTCACGGGAGAAGTAACGGTCGATCAGCTTGTCGTTGTTCATAAGAACAGCGTGCTGGCGAGGACGCACGAACAGCGCGGTCTCGTCGGTATCGACATCGTTCTCCTGCATATCCACGATGACTGCCTCGAATGCAGCGTACAGGGCGGTCGGGTCCAGTTCGTCACCGGCACCGGCCAGTTCGACATGCTTGCCAGACTTGAAGGCGTCACCGAGGTCACGGCCTTGGTTGCCCTTGATAGCCGCGTCAGCAACACCGGCAGTCACGTTGGAAAGCGCAGACTTGACACCCATGCTCAGGAGAGCGGCGTCGAAGAACTTGGCGATGGTCTTGCCGTGGTCCATGCCGATCTCGCGCCGTGCGGAGAAGTCGGTCTGGAACTCGTTCAGCAGTGCGCGGCTGTCACGAGCAAGGATGATCGTGTCAACAGTCACCTGCGCACGGTCGAAGTTGCGCGGCGTGCTGGACATCTCCTGACCCGCAGCAGCATCGTTGATGCCCTGAAGGGTGCTGTCGCCCATCCGGCGAACGGTCTTGGTGTCAGTGCCACGGATGGAGTGCATCTCGGCGAACTGGCGCATGATCGAACGCTTGGCGATCTGTGCGTCAACAATACCACCGTACTGTTCGATCATGTCTCCACGGTCGAAGTCGCTCAGGTGGGTGTTGTCGTCTGGAAGGGAAGATTGAGTGGGCATAGTAGCCTCCTATGATGTGATTGTCCTCGGGGTTGATACCCCTGCTTACGGGAGACCCGGTTGGGCCTCCCTTTGTATTGGATCAGATACCGGCTTTGATGCCAGCTTTGCGCTGCGCCTTCAGTGCCGCGAACTCTGCGGAAGTACCGCGACGGCGATGCAGCTTGTCGAGTTCGTTACCGTAGTCACGGCGGGACATAGGCTCAACTGCCTTACTCGATTTGCCATCCGGCTGCACCTGTTTCGTACCGGCCTGAAGCGCGGTGTTCTTGGGATCGTCATTGTACCGTGCGACGATCTCCCCGACAGCGAACTTGGCCTGACGCCCGCCCTTATCTAGCATGTTGCGTAGTTCGTCCAGTTCGTCACCGGGCAAAGCCTTCGCGGCCCAAGCCGACGCCTTCTTCCAGTTCTCTTTGCCACCAGCCGTGTCGTTAGCCACCTTGGTCACTTCAGCGATCTTGGCGTTGTTCTTTCCGGTCACGTTCTCGATGCCAGCCATGATGAGCGTGGCTTTTGCCTTGCCCACCTTTTCGACCAGTGCATCGCGGTCCACCTTCGTCGGGTCTCCCGACTCCACTGCATCCCAGAGAAGCGCCTTGGCTTCCTCGGTTGATACACCGGAGTTCTGAAGGGTCTGAAGGACCGAGTTTCCGACTTCATCGCCGGTGTCACCCCAGACTGACGTGTCGAGGTCTTTGTTGTCGTCCTCGTCATCGTCGCCTTCGCCGCCGTCCTTGTCACCGTCCTCGGCTGCGGTAGCTTCAGCATCATCCTTTTCTTTGGCGGCTTTCTCTGCGGCTTCCTTGGCTTCCTTCGCTGCCTTCCGGTCTGCGTTGGACGGCGGTGGGCCATCCTGTGCAGTAGGGTCGGCACCATCGGTCGGTGCGTTCTCGATT